AGCTGCCTGTTCATGGCCTGCGCGAGTGCCGTGGCACACGGGACCCCAACGGAGTGGATCCACCAGAGCTCCCATCATGTGGCGCTGGAGCGGATCCATCGGGCAGGGAAGAACACCGTCACGCAGGAGTGGTGCTGCGTGACTACTGGTCTGCCTTACGTCACCTTGGTGAAGAGGACGGATCACCCTGAGGACTTCATCTTCTCTCCCCCCACTGGCAAGGAGCTCTACGACCTCAATCAGGCGTGGAAGGCACGCTGGGGTGGCATGCTCCACTACAAGGGTGAGCTCATCAAGGCACGCTACCCTGTGCAGTGGAAGCAGGCTGCATCGATTGCCAAGGCATCGATGGCAATGGCCTGACTCAGGCCACGCTGCGAGGCCAGCGACCAAGCCGGTCTCGCCCAAGCCTCCAGCGGCAGAGCCGCAGAGCCCTAGCGGTTCCGACCAGCGGCGGTCTCGTCGCCCTGAGGCGGGCTCTTCTTGAGAGGCCCGGAGGTCTCGTCTAAGAGACTTTCGCCTCCAACCTACCCAACCTCCCACCTGAGTGGCCGAAAGGCTCTCAGGCGGCTTCCTACGCCCTCTCACGGCACGCTGTGTGTCCGGGGGCATCTGCTTTTTTCCAAACCAAGGAGAAACTACCATGATGAGTCTCGAAACGATGGCACTCTTGATCGCAAGGGACGGTATGTTCAGCGACATGTTCAAGGACAGGGTTGGCTTCCGTCCCGGCATGGGTCTGATCGATGCCTTCGCTATGGAGGTGGAGGTCCTCGTGAAGGAGGACCCGGAGGGAGAGTTCTGGGAGAAGGTCTGCGTTGCCCAGTCCAAGTGGCTCAAGGAGTACGACGAGGACAACCCCTATGTCAGTGTGGCTGACATGGAGGCTGAGGAGAAGGCCATCGCTGATCGTCTCTACGACCGCTACGTTATCGGGACTTGCTGAGTCCCCCAACCAAGGAGAAATCCATGTCACGCAAGGTTTACCAAGTCTCGTTCTTCTACAACGACACCAAGAAGTGGGAGGTCAAGGGCTGCTTTGACAGCCATGAGGTGGCTGACAAGTACTGCAAGACGGCTACGTCTATCGGTGCTCCTGATCGTAAGATCATCGGCATGTCCATGATCAAGCCTGTTGTCTGGAAGATCATCCACGACGAGGAGGGTCTGATCTGGATCGCCTACAACACGGACACCCTGACCACTCACCTGCTTCAGGACTTCACGGAGATCCCTGAGGTGGGAGACCCTGATCCCGCCGTGCCTCAGGACATCATCGAATGGTTTTGGAAGGTCAAGATGGACAAGGGCTTCTACCCTGTTGGCACCATCCTCGACTGAACTGTTTCTTTCTCTTTCAAGGAGGTCATTACCAATGACCAAGAAGATCGTTATCGAAATGCTCGCCCCTTGGACCGTCGCCGTCTACCTTGACGGTGAGATCCTCGACTGCTTCAACTGCCTCAGCGAGGCTGCTGATGCGGTGGTCGAGGCTTGCCCCGGTCTGGATATCTCCACCGTGGAGGTCTCCTTCTGTGAGGACTACGATGCAAAGGTTGCGAAGGCAGCCCGTCGTGGTCTCGTCCCCTCTGATTTCGAAAGGCAGGTGTAATATGACAGCATCAATCCGCAAGTGTCACCAGCAGACGCTGGAATCGTTCGGCCTCGACAAACTCGACGCCGAGATCTCAAGACTCAAGTACAACCAGAGGTCTGACACTCAGATCCTTGGTTCCCTTAGGATCCCTGTGGTCATTGCCCATGGGTGTACCCCTGAGTATGCTGAGAATGCCCTATGGGCATACCTCAAGAGGTATGATTACAAGGGAGTCCTTAGGGACACCATGGTTACCCTTGAGGAGCCTACCCTTGTAAGCCCAAGGATATCCCATAGGGCTGGCATGGGTGTACCTCAGGCTATCCATGAGGCTATGCAGTACCTCTCTGGTACACCCTATGGGGTGAACCAGAGGATGGCGAGACTGCTTCGGTCTCGCATGGATCGGCCTGCCCTGTGGGCAGAGGTGGATCGTATCGGTACTGGTGCGTTCTGGCTGGAGGCATTCCTCGACTGGCGAGGTCGTGTCTATGAGGACTCTCGTGGCATCCTGTCACCGCAAGGTGACGATGTGTCGAGGTCGATGGTTGAGATGGCTACGGCCTGCGATGTCTCGATCTTCGACCTCATGATCTTCCTTGAGATCATCGAGGATGAGTACGACCTCACCCTCGAGAGGATCTGGGAGATCGCTGCCGATCCCGAGGCGTACCTCGATGACAACGAGGACTCCAAACCCTGTTGTACCTGTGCTGCTGCCCTCGCCTATGTCGAGGCGGTGGAGACCGGCAAGAGCCGGTACATCGTGCAGCAGGATGCCTCGTGCTCAGGCTTCCAGCACATGGCGTTCCTTCTTCGAGACAAGAACCTCGGCAAACTTGTCAACGTGATGGGATCACGAGGCAAGAGGCGAGACCTCTACAAGATGGTTGTCCGTCGCCTTCTGCGAGACAACCCCAAGGCATGGGTCGAAGACATCAAGAAGATTCCCTTCAAGATTCTTCGTAAGGAACTGGGCAAGAAGACTGTCATTCTGACAGGCTACGGCTCAGGTTCCAAGGCCCTTGCCCTCAAGTTTGCTGGGCTGGTGCAGAGCACCGAGTCCATGCAGTACGATGAGGTCATGACCCTAGTGAAGATGGGTGAGGAGGTTGCACTCCAGCCCATCTCCTGTCTCAAGGAGATCATGGCTGGCAAGAGCCAGTCAGAGATCCTTGAGACTGCACTGGAGATTGCAACGGAGATGCAGGATACCTTGTTCTCCATCGCTCCCTCCATCAAGGCGTTCATCAAGGCGATGCGTGGCAGAGCCACTTCGATCTACGCCAAGTCCGGTGGGAAGGAGACCTTCTCGTGGAAGACTCCTCTGGACATGGAGATCTCTCTCCTTGGCTACAGGGTCAACCGTAACAACGAGACCCATGAGGTGTGTACCACCATCGATGGGCAGCGGCATCGCAAGAGGCTGCTGACCATGGTGGAAGATGCGTGTGCCTCGCAGGCTCCGCCCTGCTACGTACACTCGTTCGATGCAGCCATCATCCACTACATGGCGTTGGATGCTAAGGCGCATGGCGTGAGCCTTGCTCCTATCCACGACTCAGTGGGTACGCACATCTGCCACGCACGGTGGGCTCGCCGTGCGTATACCCGAGCCATGCTCGTGGTTCATGCGAACCACTGGCTCAACGAGACGTTGAAGCAGAGCGGAGGCAAGCCCCTTGAGATGGGCAGCCTGAGGCTGGAGGATTGCTTCAACGCACAAATGGTATTCTAAATCCTCTCTTGTCCGGCGGACGGACACCCTTCGGGATGATCCGTCCGCTTCGGTGAAGCGTCCCGTCCCTGCTGGGATGACTGGGGTGATACTGCGGTATGCGCAGTCACCAGCAGGACGGGGTCTTCGCTGACGGACACTGTGTGATCCGTCCGCGTTCTTGGTTTTAATTATAAGGGTCACATGAGTGGCGAGGTTACTATGACTATGTATAATGATCGTGATTTGAGAAGCATTGCTCTTAACAGCAGAGCTGGAGAGGCACAAACTGTTGCCGTCCAGCAGTGTGAAGAGCGGGGTGTATCTCTTGAGCCATCGGCTCCTGACTACACTAACTATGAGGATCATGTCTTGCACAACGTGGCAAGCATGTCCTCTACTTCAGAAGAGAAGAAGGATGCTGCCCTCGCTGTGCTGGGCGCACGAGAATAGGTTGATTGTACCTGCTTGAATGCTGAAACAATTCGCAGATGGGATGCAACTGCGTGAACAACATCCCCAATCTAAATGTCGCGTACCCTTAGGGGATCAAGGCGTGGCGCTGTACAGCCTGCCTGAGTAAGCAGAACAAAACTACTCCAATCAATAGGGGGACCTAGGAATGCTCTGTGATGTCCTGAGGTTTTTGATGGTGGTTCAGGAGCCACATGTCACTATACTTATATCGCATCGGGTTCGAATCCCGGCCCCTAACTTATTAACTAACAGGAGAATAGATATGACAAAGACACATGGCTTTCAGCATGATGTACCGGACAACAATGAGGATCGTTATGAATCCTACTGCTGGTTTGAGTACCCTGCTATTGATCCTAACGGTGACAACCTTGGGATTGTCCGAGAGATCTTTCCTCCCTGTCAAAGAAATAATATTTATGGGGATCTTATGGAAACAGAGGTACGTTCGAAGGCGTACTCAAGGTATAATGAACTGGTCAGGAACTACGGTTCTGCTAATGTAACTATTGAAATGATTGGAGACTGATCATGGGTATGGATGTGTATGGTGCTAACGAAGGCACTTACTTTCGTGCTAACTGTTGGGGCTGGCGACCTATCGTTGAGGCTATCTGGGCAGCAGATCAAGGTGAACTTCTAAGTGATAACCTACTGTGCAGAATGGGATTCAATGACGGTGCTGGTCTACGTAATGAAGTAGCCTGTCATGAACTGGCAGACAAACTAGAAGACTGGACCAATGAGAATGTAGAAGATACATACTCACCAGATATCTTTAAGAACGAAGACGGATCTAACTACTACGGTACAAGTAAGGGCGACCTTCTTGAGTTCGTTGGATTCCTTAGAGAATGTGGTGGGTTTGAAGTTTGGTGATTCCCCCTTGACAATGCCTGAGTACTATGGTACAATGGTATTGTTGTAGTGTAGTGAAGATTACTAAGGGTTGTTGCTACTACACTTAAAGAATCCTTAGGCGAGCTAGACCGCAGAGACGGTGAAGAGGCTAGATGAGGTGATGACCACACCAAGAGTAATAATAATATGGTTACTATAAGGAGAGAACTATGGGACCTTGGAATGCAGCCCTGATTACTGTGTCATTGAACATGGTAGCACGGCTGGTAGATGCAGAGGATTGGCCCTCTGCTGTGCGAATGGCTACAACTATTGTGCAAACTGCTACGGAAGAAGACATGTGGTTGACTGATGAAGAAGAACACTTCTTGTTTAACGTTATCTTTAGTAAGGAACTAGACTAATGAGTTACTGGCATGGACGATTTGAAACAGAAGGATCCTTCTCCACTTACCGTGAGAAGGGTGATGGATTTATGGAGATGGACGGCTCAGTCTACGCCGTGTGTGATTGGGATCGTGGTGATAGAGACACGCCCGGATCTGTAGAGTATGAAGTAGACTATGACAGCACCTCTGTATGGGGTGACGTTGGGTGGGTAGATGCTGAAGGAGAGGTTCACTCTCTGACTATCCGTCTTGATGGACAGGACGCAGACAACTTCCTCAGTGGTTGGGGAATTGATGTATCAGATTACGTAGAAGAATGGGAGGATGGACATGACCTTTAATGATCTAAAGTTTAAAGAAGAAAGACCTGAGCTGAAGGCTGTGATTGCACGGCACTTCTTCCCCAACAAGTGGGGCGTATCAGTTATCAAATCTGTTTCTGATACTAATCCGCTTCAGGTGTACTCAGATCCAGAAGATAATACTTATGAACTGGCTGTGATTGTAGGACGTAGTAATAATGATTGGACTATCCATCATGATGAACTGTACCCTTACATTACTGAAGAAAAAGTTACTGAAATTATGGAGCAACTCCGTGAGCGAGAGCCTGCACTCTAATACTTATTGGGAATCCTTTGCATGTGAGATACAATGCGAGGAGGTGTACGATGAGACAGACCTATGCAACGAAAGAAAAGTAAACGAAAGTCCTACAGAAAAGATGAGGACAATTCGACCAAGCGAAAAGCTTGGGGACGTAACCCAAAGAAACCTGATAGAAAGAATCTTAAACAAAAGTTAAACGAAGGTAAGATACAATCTACCGATGACTTAGAATGGGATGACTGATGAAAACTATAGCCGATCTGTTAGAAGAACTGTGGTTAAGTAAGAAGATCCATGACTTTGCTATGGATGAAGACGGTAACGAAGAAAATTATTTTGTAAAGAATACTAACAACGAGTGGATGCCATATGAAACATGGCTTGACAAAGGACAAACACTATGAGTATGATCTATGACATTCAGTATATCGTAAATGACTACATGAACGGTACTAATATGTGGAATGAAATTCAAGTTGAGCTTGAGGCTACTGACCACGAGATGGAAGAAGCATTCGAAGATGAGATCAGTGACAACATGGCAAGCGATCTCGAGTGTGACGTAGAAGTCATGGCTCAGGATTGGATGGACCGCCATGGCTGTGCCTATGAAGATCAGTTCCGTAACGCTGTACGCAAACTTGTTAACGATAGGATTGAAAGCGATGACTACGACGATTGACTGGGCAGACCTGCCCGACATGTGGGGTACAGACCCCAGCAATCCCATGTGGAGTGTGCCTCCTTCGGATGATCCGTACTGGAAGGACCGTCACAAGGAAGGCCATGATGAAGAAGTGTACTGGCTCGAGCGTGAGCGAGAGTACTGGTTCACTGTTGCTAAGAGTTTCTACCATGCATGTGGTGGGCCTGATTGCTGTCCCTTCAATGCTCGTAAACTTCTTGCTACATACACCCCGTTCTTTGAGGAGAAAACTTATGGACCTCTCGACTGAACCTAATTGGAAAAATGTCGCAGAAAATTTTTGGTATGCTGCCTTCCATGGAGATAACGATCTCATGGAGCACATGATAGAAAGATACACTGATTGGTTTGATGAGGAGGATGCAGATGTCGAATAAAGTATTTGAAATAAGAATCAATGTCACAAGTACAACGTGGGACAGTGCCTATGCTTATGTCGAAGCCGAGACTGAGGAAGAAGCAAAGGAAATGTTCGAAGAAAATCCCTACAACTTTGACTGGGATGGGTGGGAAACCCATGACAGTGAGACTCGTGACTGGGAAGTTGATAGCATAGAGTATGATGAGTTCATGACTAACCGTATGAAGGAGAAGAATGGTGAAGAAGTTTGAAGTGTATATCAATGTCGAAGATGTATACTCGTTCCGGGTAGAAGCTGAAGACACTGAACAAGTAGATGAAATCATTCAAACAATGTTTGATGAGTACGGAATGGACTTCTATTCCTTCTTGGCAGACCGCCGAGCTGATAAGGGTAGGCATGATGTCCTGTCTGATTATCAGATTGATATCCTTGAGATCATTCCTGCTGATCAGGCTGACCAAATCATTATGGAAAATAAACTTACTGAACGCATGATGCACGAGGATCTTGATGACTAATAAACAATGGGCCATCCGTGTCAACGGTGACACTTGGATGTCAGAAGGATACTGGATGGATGACAACGGTGACTGGCAAGCAGACGTTGCTTTGTATAGCACGGCTTCAGAAGCTAAGAAGGATGCCGCATGGTTCTCTAAAGATAGTGCTCATGTATATGAGGCTAAACTTTATGAGGAAAAATAAAGAAAAGATCTTGACATTCTTATTTCTAGTGGTAGGATATACATTAGTAATGTATCTTCTAATCACTGGATGGCAACTTAAATCAATAGGAGAGTAATATGTCCCACGAGATGTATGAAAACGATAGTGCTGTGTACGCAGGACAGGCCGCTTGGCATGGTCTTGGTACGGTAGTAGAGGATGCCCCTACCCCTAAGGAAGCGCTCAGATTGAGCGGCCTTGACTGGGAAGTAGAGAAGTCCGGTTCCCTTGGAGCACTGCGACAGGACGGTGGTATTAGTTATACCTCTGACTACGTAGCAACTGTTCGAAAGGATACTAATGAGGTGCTTGGTATTGTCAGCCCCAGTTATGAGGTTGTACAGAATCAAGAACTGTTTGATGCTGCCTATGAACTAGGTGGTGAAGTGAAGGTAGAGACAGCAGGTAGCCTGAGGAATGGTCGTCAGATCTATGTCCTCTTGAAGGGTGAAACCTTTGATGCTACTGGTCGTGGTGATGAGGTAACGGATTACTTGGCTCTTCTAAACAGCCATGATACAACCCTTGCTTTCTCAGCACTGCCTACGTCAGTACGTATTGTCTGTGCTAACACTCTTGGCATGGCCCTTCAACATGGGTCACGCAAGATGTACAGAGTTACTCATGCTGGTAACATCGATGAGAAGCTCTTCGCTATGCGAGAAGCCCTCAGTATGTACCGTAGCACGGGCAAGATGTTCCGTGATACAGTGCAGCAACTGAGCATGCATAGCTGGGATCGTCACCAGATCTCTAAGTTCTGGATGGATGCATACCAAACCCTTGAGGGTCCGGTAAATCCTAACCCAACTGATGAGCATGAAGAGAAGAGTTATAAGAAGGCAGTAGTCACCCTTGATACGTGGGCTCAGACCTTCGACGAGGAACGACACCTTGCTGGTACTGGTCCTTGGAACGCTGCTAATGCAGTGACCCATTGGATTCAACACCGTATCCCTACCAAGGGACGGAAGCGTACCGATGCCTCTAAGGCAGCACGCAACTTGCTTGGCGAGGGACAGAAGCAGAGCCTGAGAGTCATGCAAATGGCAATGAAGGCTGTCTAATAATTAATCAGGGGGCGGGGAAGTTTCTAGTCCGAATCCGCGGCGGATAATGGTTAGCCCCGCCCCTTGATTATTATTATGGAGGATCTTATGGTTGACAGACAAGATTTACCATGGAACGATGCAAAGCCTTGGGCCGATAAGGCTCGAAAGAAATGGCAAGAAACGAAACGTGAAGGTAGGAAATGGGAGCCCACTAACATGAATACTAAGCGTGGGTTTGGAGCAGGCAAGGGAGATGCCCCAAGAGAATGCGATGTACCTAAGGAAGTGTATGATTTGAATTATGATCTTGCCTTCGGGAAGATAACCCGTGAGGAATTCGATGCTAAGCTCAAAGAACTTGGGCTTTAAGGAGACTTCAAATGGAACAATGGCGTAGCCTGACTGTAGATCAACAGGCTAAAAGATTACATGAACAGAACATCCTTGAGCATGGCATGCTTGAGGGTGGTATCATCCGCTATTGGCGAGAATACACAAGAGCCCCTGATGAGGGTATCCCTGAGCAGCAGCTCTTGGACTCAGCGGTGCTCAATCTCATACCCCTATACCAAAGTTGGATTGATAAGGTATGTGGCAATAAACGATCTCCAGACTGGATCTATCCACTCATGAGGATAGGTGCTGCCAAGATGGCAGACCTTACTTTAAGAACCCTTATACGATGCTGGCTTAACCCTCAGTGGTGGGTTGAAGGGAAGACATCTCAGCCTCCCCTTGCACAGAAGGTAGCCACTATGATATCCAATGATGCTTTAGCTATCATTAACTATCAGGATGCCCGAGAAGAATACAAAGATGATTGGACTAAACAATCAAAGTTCATTAAGAACTGGACACCCCAACGGTGTGCTGCCTTTGCTAAGAAGATGGGCATGGTACGTAAGATGACGGTCAAACAGAAGCAAGACTTCGGTCATCACATGCTACGTATTGCTGAGCAGTCAGACGTTATCACTACGAGGGTAGCAGTGGTCAAGACTGGTGCTAGCTGGAAGAAGAGTAAGAGACTTTACGTTGAGATCAATGCTGATATCCTACAGGAACTACATAGAAGACATGACATACTACAGAACATGGCTGTGTTGTATCGTCCTATGGTAACCCCTCCGGTAGAACATACCCTCGAGAGGAGTGGAGGTTATCTTAACCCTTGGATACGTAAGGAAATGGTACAAAGATATAGATCTAACTATGATAACCCTGATGTAATAAAACCACAGAATTATTCCATGCCCAGTCAGTTAGTACTGGATGGGGTGAATGCTCAGATGGAAACTGAGTGGAGTATCAATGAGCGTGTGCTTACTGTTATGGAAACCTTATTCAAAAACAATTCACAGTATGCTAACCTGCCATCGTATGACTTTAGTGAGTACAACTGCGACGGTGACTACCCTGTTGAGGGTACGAAGATGGAGCAGGCAGTATGGTGTCAGAATAAAGAAGAGATGTGGGGCCAGTGGTATAAACAAGAACAGTTAAGAGGCAGGATGCTAGTGCGTCTGGCCCTTGCTAAGAACCTAATGAGCTACAGGTTTTTCTACATGCCGTACACCCTAGACTTTAGAGGTAGAGCCTACAGTACATGCGAACTCCTATCCTGTCAGGGTAGTGACCTTGACAAAGGATTAGTTATGTTTGCAAATGCTGTGGAACAAACAGAAGAAGGACTGTACTGGCTGAAGGTTCACTGCGCTAACATGTTTGATCAAGATAAAGTTTCTTTTGATGAGCGTGTGCGGTGGGTAGATGATAACTGGGATATGCTTCTTCGTGTATCAGAAGATCCTTATGAGAATAAAGAATGGATTGATGATGCCCCTAAGAAAAATAAATCCTTCCAACGGTTGGCTGTTATATACGATCTCACCCGAACAGATGGGTTGACACAGGTTCCTGTGCAGATGGATGGGGCATGTAACGGTAGTCAACACTGGTCAGCTATCATGGGTGATGAGGTAACGGCTACCCTTACTAATGTTAAGCCAAGTGATAAGCCTCAGGATCTTTATCAATACATTGCTGATAGAGTAACAGATGTGTGTAAGGATGATGAAGATAATGAATGGTATCAAAACTTTCTTAACCATTGGAATAGTAAGATTGAACGTAAGGTGACCAAGCGTCCCACCATGTGTGATGCTTATGGTCTGACGTTCTACGGTATACAAAAATACATTAAGATTGAAGGGCATGTAGACTGGGTTGCTCCAGAGAAAAGAGGGGGAGCAATCGTTGAGCTCGCCCGAGCAATCCAAACTGGTCTGGACACTACGTTGGTGCAGCCTAATAAAGGCAAGGAGTATCTTAAAGAGATATGTAACATTGCCTCCAGTGTAAATCAAAGTTTAGAGTACACTGTACCCTCAGGGTTTAAGGTAGTCCACCAGTATACAAAGGTTAAGAAGAGGAGAAGCTTAGCTTCTTTGTTTAAACACAAGGAACTTACCTTCACCACATTTACCGGGGAGGTAGATAGGAAGCTGGCCGAGCAAGGCATACCTCCTAACTACATCCATTCACTAGATGCAAGCCATATGTTTTGCACAATTATGAGGATGATTATGTTAGGTATTAAATCTTTTAGTATGATACACGATTCGTTTGGATGTCATGCACCATATGTTAGTACTATGCGTACCTGTATTAAGGAGGAATTTTATGAGATGCACCAATGGAACTTGTTGGAACGATTCAGAGAAGACGTGCAAGAACAACTCGGAGTGCTGCTCCCAGATGTGCCAGTGCGGGGAACATTCGACTTGTCAAGCGTTCTTCAATCAGATTATTTCTTCGCCTGATCGAAGAGAGATTAGCTGGCGAGACGCAGAAACTTACGGAGATAGTGGATGGCTTACTGCGGAGGAAGCGTGTGAAAATCTACGCATTCCTCCGCCTATTATGAAAACTATAGGGTACGTACTCTATGAGGACGATCTCTTTATCTCCCTGTGTGATACGATTGGACCGGAAGAAACTTCGGCCATCACAAAGATTCCTAAGACAATGATACTGTCAATGCAAATCTTTTCAAGCATGGAGGATGGATATGAAACTACTGATTGATAATGAAGGAGACATGGAGCTGAGTATTAAGTATGCAACAACACTTGCACTTAATAAAGAACGACGCACACTTAGCTGCTACTTTCCTAGTAATGAATTCATGAGGGTCTTTGTACAAAACCTTGTCACTTCTTATGTTGACAATGATGTACCCCTTGTACCAAACCTAATGATTGAGCTGGTATGTCCGGCAGATGAGGAGGAAATTGATGACGAACTGGTCTGATGAAGTGATCGACCTTGAAGGTGACATGTATTTTTCTGACGAAGCCATAGATAATGTATTGACAGTAGACAATTGGGATGCTATAATTATTGATATGGCTGATGATGAGGAGATGTATGAAGATGTTGACTGAGTTTTACAAGAAGACAAAGAAGAAAGAGCCTAAGGTAACACAGTTGATGTTACTTAAAGGTGGTAAGCTGAATAAGTTTCAGCGAATGGCTATCGTACATGGCCTAGATCTGCACGCTTCTATCCCTGCTAAGGGTGCAGACCTTCCCCCTCTTGCTCTACAATGGAAGCAGGCATACGGAGGAAAGTCAAATGGCTAGGGTATTAGTTATTGGAGATTTGCATTTGCCCGCAGTACATGCAGATTACTTGGAGTTCTGTAAGTCTTTAAAGAAGAAGTATAGGACTAACCAGACAATCTTTATTGGTGATGTGTTAGATCTCCATGCTATCTCATTCCATAAGAAGCATCCTGAATCGGATGGTGCTATGGGTGAGTATAACAAAGCAATGGACGGCCTCAAGGAATGGCGTAAGGCTTTCCCTGTTGCCAAGGTTTGTATTGGTAATCACGATGAGCGTATCCATAGGCTTGCTGCTGACAGCGGCATCCCTCAGATGTACCTTCGTGAGTACAGCGAACTGTATAAGACTCCTAAGTGGGAGTGGGAGTACAGCTTCGTAGAAGATGGTGTGTTCTACTATCATGGTACTGGTCAGAACAATCAGTATCCATCCTTCAATGCCGCAAGGACAAGAGGATGTAATGTGGTAAGTGGACACACTCACTCAGTCGCCAGCATCAACTGGATGGCTGGCCCTACCAACAAGGTGTTCGGCATGAACGTTGGGTCGGGTATAGATATTAATCATACGGGCATGGCTTATGGAAACGTGTTCCTTAAGAAGCCTATTATTTCTGCTGGGGTTGTCATTGATGGGCATCCCTATCTGGAACTGATGTAAGGAGAGTTCATATGGAAGAAATGAACACAGAAGTTATGGAAGAAAATATGGAAGATATGCAACTTCCGGCTGGTATTAAGACAGATACTGTGCTAAAATACTTAGGTGACTTGTCGGGTGCTTTGTCTAGCATCGCCAACGACATTAACCAGACAATCGTAAATGTAATTTCCGCAGGTAATGAAACAAAGGAGAACAATAGTGATGACGAAAATCAATCCATTTAATACTGAAACCCTCAATGTGCAGTGGTCCCACCTTCACCGTCCCGACGATAAGTTCGGAGCGGATGCAGCAAACCACAACATTACTGTCGTTGTAGACGACGAGCTTCAGATGAAGCTTGAGGACCTGAAGCAAGAGCATGGCAGCGATAAGATTAACGGCCTTCGTACTAACGACGATGGTGTTACTCTTCTCAAGGTGAAGACCAAGCTCTTTGTTAAGGACAACATCGAGGCATTCCCTTGCCGTGATGCTTCTGATGACGAGACGAATGCTATCCCGTTCGGCGGTGATAAGGTTCGGCTTCGTCTGAAGCCAGCAATCCTGACTCGGGATGGATCCATGTCCCTGTACCTCAATGGTTGTCAGATCATTGAGAAGGGTGAAGGCTACTCTAACAGCAGTGGCTTTAGTAAGACAGAAGGATTCACCGGCAACGTCGAGGTCAAGGAAGCTGACACCGACGCTGACGGTATGCCGTTCTAATCATGGGCAATGAATGGGTATTCCCCATCAGCCCGGTGGCCGCAAGTAGGCCTCGTGTCACACGATACGGGGCTTACTTTGCCGGTCCATACAAACGGTTCCGAGAAGAGTGTGATGATGTCATCTGCTCTGTTCTTGGGCCTGACTTTGAGCCAATCAGAGATCCCGTTAAGGTAGACCTAGAACTATACATTAAACAACCCAAGAAGACTAAGCTATCAAGACCTAAGGCAGACGTAGATAATTTTATTAAAGCGATATTTGATTCAATGAACAAAAGATTATGGGTAGATGATGTGCAAGTTGTAGAAGTTTACGCTTCAAAGCAATGGGCTCCTAAAGGAGAAGAAGGTTACTTTACTCTGGGGTTAGAAACTCTAGGCCAGTAGCTCAGCGGTCAGAGCATGCGGCTCATAATCGCTTGGTCCCCGGTTCGAATCCGGGCTGGCCTACTATAAGAGTATGCGAACTGCTGCGACGGCGAAAGCCCTAGTGCTGGGGGACATACTCTTATACTCCGGTAGCTCAGGGGATAGAGCAACGGCCTTCTAAGCCGTGGGTCGTAGGTTCGAATCCTACTCGGAGTGCTATGCCCTTGTGGCGGAATTGGCAGACGCGACAGACTTAAAATCTGTTTCCTTTTACAGGAGTATGGGTTCGAGTCCCATTGAGGGTATTATGATATACGATATATTTATTAGTATAATCTTTACATATATAATATTCTTTATTGTGTGTAAGATTTGGTTTTACGAAGGGGGAAATGATGATTGATAAAGCAGGTATAGGACTAGGCTTGATGGCACTAGGAGGATGTAAGTCAGTAGGGAAGCCCCCAAAGGTTTCCCTCTCTGATTATATTCCACCTACTGAAACAACAACCATTGAGCAGGTGCATGGCTTAGAGAATCTTAGTATTCTTAGTGCCATTGGAGGGTTGTGTTTACTAGCAGGGATGGCCCTGTTAGTTATTTCGAGGGGAACTATGGGGTGGAGACCAGTGATCGGGGGTGTTATAATGATCACGGTTAATTACCTCATAGCTTTGTATGCGGATTGGCTGTTCATTCCAGTACTTATTGTCACCGGTGCTATCAGTTTAGCATGGGGCTGGAGAACAGTTACGAGTATAGTTAAAGGAAAGAAAGATGGTATCTTTATAAGGAGAACCAAATGATTTTTAACAGTATTGTTTCTACCGTATGTGCTTGGAGCTTATGCTTCATTGCTGGTGCTTGGATGGGTCGGCCTATGTTTAGCTGGCTTGGCAAGAAGATGCCCTTTGTAAAGGGCTAAGGAGAACTAAATGTTTGACATGGAGAGTGGAAACGCAATAGGCAAGGAACGATGCCCTGCTTGTGCATCTATGGGACGGGACAGATCAGGAGATAACATGGCCGTCTACGATGACGGTCACAAGTATTGTTTTTCTTGTGGTCATTACATACACGGTACAGGAGATAAGACTATGAAAGCTAATCCCGTTGAGCGTAACGGAAACTATAAGATTTATAAAGGTGCATTGAAGGGTATCCCCGAGCGTATGATCTACGAGGACACCGTTCGGAAGTTTGGCTATGAGACTGCTCAGGTCAATGGGGAAACAGCTGAGGTTGCTTCCTTTGTCAAGGATGGCAGAACTGTAGCACAGCATGTGCGATGCCCCGGCAAGAAGTTTACGTGGACTGGTGATACACACCGTCTGCCCTTGTGGGGACAGGATAAGTGGAAGACGGGAGGCCGTCGTGTCGTTGTGACCGAAGGCGAGTACGATTGCATGACGGTCTCCCAGCTCCAAGAGAACCGCTGGCCTGTGGTTAGCGTGCCTAATGGAGCACAGAGTGCAGTACGAGCAGTCAAGGATAACCTTGAGTGGCTCAGTAGTTACGATGAAGTTGTGATTATGTTTGATATGGATGAGCCCGGACAGGAAGCTGCCGTTAAGGTTGCTGAGCTTCTGCCTCCCGGCAAGGCTAAGATTGCATCCCTTCCTTTCAAGGACGCCAATGAGTGTCTGGTCAAGGGTAAGGGTAAGGCTGTCATTAGTTCTATCTGGGAAGCTCGGGCCTATAGCCCAGACGAGATCCTCCATGTCTCACAAATCTCAGAGAGCATGGACACCTCAGAGACTAGGGTGTATCCCTTCCCCTTCCCTAAGATGACCGACTTCCTTATCGGTCAGCGAAGCGGAGAGATTACCTTGTGGTGCTCAGGTACTGGGTCAGGTAAGTCTACGATCATCAGAGAGTTGATCAGTGACCACCTTACCTCAGGCCGTTCCGTTGGTGCTATCATGTTGGAAGAGTCACCACAGGAAACTATGGATGACATGATCTCCCTCATGATTAACAAACCGGTACGTGCTCAGAAGGCTATGCGTATCATGAATGACCTGCGCCAGAAGATGGGCAAGGGTGATCCTGATATCGACATCATCAATGAGTTCACTGACGAAGAGTATGCAGAGGCAAAGAAGGCCCTTGGTAATACCGGTCTGTATATCTACGACCACCTTGGTAACTCTGCCTTGACTAACCTCCTTGCTCGCATGGAGTTCATGGCTGTATCTCTTGAGGTAGATGTGATCGTGCTTGACCATATCACCGCTGCTGCTGCTGGATTGCTGGGCAGTCAGGATGATTCCTATAACGGGAATAACTCTGAACGTCTGGTCATTGATAACATCATGAAGGAAATGCGTAGCCTCGTGTCTCGCACGGGTGTACGTATCGATGTGATCTCACAACTTAAGAAGACGCAGAAGGCTTATGAAGAGGGTGACCGTATCACTCTTCAGGATCTCCGTGGCTCTGGCTCACTGTCTAGTGTACCCAATGTCGTGGTTGCTCTTGAACGTGACCGACAGAACCCTGATCCTAAGCTGGCTAACACTACCTCAGTTCGGGTACTTAAGAATCGTTTGACTGGCAAGGCTGGTGTAGCTGCGTGTCTGTTCTACGATCACGAGACAGGTCGGACAAGAGAGATTGACTTTGCTCTTGATGATTCTGGCTCTATTCTTGTTGACCCTAACGACTGATAGAAAGGAAAGATCCTCATGAACCGGATCGCTTTTGATATCGAGGCCAATGGCCTGAATGAATTAGTTCTTAATAGAAAAGGTGAAGTAATATATGAAGCGGATACTGTATGGTGCATTGCTGTTGTTGATATCGACACTGGTGAAGTTAAATCTTTTGGTCCAGATCATATTAAGGATGGCGTTGATTGTCTGCGGAATGCTGATCTTCTCGTTGGCCACAATATTATTGCTTACGATCTTCCTGTGTTACGCAGGTTGTTCGGTCCTATTAACACACCCGCTTATGATTCCCTTGTTGTCTCTAGGCTCATGTATCCAGACAAGAAGGAACACCCTCTAGGAGGCAACAGCCTTCAGTGCTGGGGTGAGCATCTAGGTTGTCTTAAGATGGACTATCAGGGTGGATGGGATGTCTTCTCAGATGAGATGATGACCTACTGCATCCAAGATACTAAGGTAACTGTGGAAATCTTTAACAAGCAGAAAGCGTTTGTTGAATCCCATAAGAAGATTGTTAGGCTTGAGCACATGGTGTCCGAGATCATCTCAGATCAAGGATGCAATGGGTTTGGGTTTGATGTGAACAAGGCACTAGACCTTGAGCAGGAACTTCTCTATGACAAGTCCGAGATTGAGGACGAGATGAGAAGTATCTTCCCTCCCATCGTGGAGGAACGTTGGTCTGAGAAGACAGGCAAGCGGCTCAAGGATAAGGTTACGGTGTTCAACCCATCAAGCCGACAGCAGATTGCCCAACGTCTTAACACTAAGTACGGGTGGAAAGCCCCTCGTACTGACAAGGGTAACCCTAAGGTAGATGCTGAGGTGGTGAAGAAGCTTGAGTTTCCTGAAGCAAAGGAACTCGTTAAGTACTTCGACATCATTAAGACCATGGGGTTTCTTAAGGATTGGATTACCCGTGCTGAGAACTCTAGGGATGGCAGGCTTCATGGCAATGTCAACCCACAGGGTACAGTCACAGGTCGTATGACATGCAGTCAGCCTAACCTACAGCAGGTAACCTCTGACCGTAGAGTACGCAGCTTGTTTGTACCTCGTGAGGGGTGGAAGCAGGTAGGCATTGACGCCTCTGGTCTGGAGGCTAGGATGCTGGCTAGTCGCATGCACCGTTGGGACAACGGAGCCTATAGTAAAGTTGTGTTGGAAGGTGACATACATCAAACAAATATGGATGCTACTGGAATCACTGAACGCGACAACGTAAAGACATTCTTCTATGGTTTTATCTATGGTGCAGGTGATGCAAAGATAGGTAAGATTATTGGAAAGAATGCTGCTGCTGGTAAGGCACTTAAGGAAAAGTTCCTAAACAACTTGCCAGCTCTTAAGAAACTTATCGAAGCTTGTAAGTTTCAGAGTAATAAGAAGAATACTATTACCCTGCTTGATGAAAGGGAAGCTCCCTGCCGTAGCGAGCATGCTGCACTTAACGTACAGCTACAGGGTGATGGTGCTATTGTTATGAAAGTTGCCCAATGTCTCCTTGCAAATAAGATCAACAAGGAGTACAATGGTAGGGCTTTCTTTATGGCTACTGTTCACGACGAATGGCAACTAGAATGTGAACCCGAGATTGCTGAGAAGATCGGTCAGCTTGGTGTTGATTCTATTAGGGAAGCCGGTGTTAGGCTAGGTTGTCAGATGCCGTTGGATGGTGAGTACAAGATTGGAATTAATTGGTGGGATTGTCACTAGGAGGAAATATGAAACTTAATATTTATATTGCTGGCCCTATGAGAGGGTACGTAAATAACAATCACGATGAGTTTGATAGAGCAGAAGAAGAGTTAGATAAGAAAAACATTTGGAAACCTGTCAACCCAGCACGGGTAGATCGGGAAGAGGGTGTTGATCCAGCTAACGATATGACAAAGCTTGAGCTTAAGAGTGCCTTGAAGAGAGATGTAGATCTTATCTTTGACTGTGACTGCATGTATATGCTTACAGGCTGGGCCAAGAGTGAAGGCGCACGAATGGAGCATGCACTTGCTACCGCTTTAGGTATGGGTGTGTACTATCAATGATTTTATTAGATGTGTATGTAGTCTTTCATACTTTGGAAGATGATTGGTATTCTAGGTTAATTACAAGATTAACCAAGACCCCCACCAATCACTGTGGTATAATGGTTTCACCGCAGGGAAGTTCACCTGTTTACTACTTGACTAGGGTTGATAAGCCTATGAAAGCAGCGGACGGAAAGGCTTACCTAAGATTGAAACCACCTCAAAGTATTTACTACATAGGATCAACAGCTCAGCAACAACGTAAGGTATTAGACCTTAAGAAAAGTTACATCATTCGCCCATGGAAAATACTCCTATGGTATTTTGTGACTCGGTTTATTTACCCACCTTGGAAACCACAAAGCTGTTCTATGTTTAGTTGTAAGTTACTCCAGTCTATGGGGTTTAACATTAAGACTCATATGCGTCCAGATGATTTATTAAAGGAGCTCAAAAATGCAGATAATTATGTTGAGCGGCAAGGCAAGAGTTGGGAAGACTTACTTAGCACAGAAGATTGCTGAGTATAGTTTTAATATGGGGCAGCTCCCTGTCCTTCTCTCCCTTGCGGATGGCATCAAGGATGCTGCCCTTGAACAGGGGCTTACAAAAGAAGAACACCCAAAAGAATACCGAGAGTTTTGTCAAAAGTATGGAGTAGAAAAGAGAGAAGAGGATCCAGACTATTGGGTTGGAGTTCTTCGAAATAAGATAAATGCACAACGTGTGCAAGAAGTAGAAGCATTGGAACAAGACCACCCTCATTGGGAGCGTGTCATTATTATAGATGATGTCCGCTTTATGAATGAGGTAGCCTTTGGCCGTGAGTGTGGAGCTACTCAGATCTTTATCTCTTCTGGAACTAGAACCTTAATTGACTCTGATGCTGAATGGCGTAACCATGAGTCAGAAACCCTTGCTAATAATGTGGAAGCAGAAGAAAAAGATTACGAAGAGATCTTTCAGTACTTAATTGTAAACGAAGGGAATCAAGAAGAGTTCTTAGATTCTGTAGAACCATGGATTGGTGTGTGGTGTGGTATTGAAAACCCTAACTTAGGTACAGATGAGGATTGTAGCTGCGCTATCTGTACCGCAAGAAGAAGTGGGGAACCTGCGGCTAAGTATGAAGTGATGGATGACTTCCTCAGGCTTTTAATCGAAGCGTTAGAGGAGGATGATGATGAAGATACCAAATAAGATTATGCTTGATGGAGACATTCTTATTTATAGAGCAGCTTTCTGGGCTGACTCTGAAGGTATCGATTGTCTAGAGGATAGACTGCGAGATGACATTCGTAAGTGGACTCCTCCTACCATTAAGAATTGGACTGACCCTGAAGTAGTTGTCGCTTTCTCTGATACGAGAAGTAACAACTACCGAAGGGATTGTTGGCCTTTATATAAAGCTAACAGAGATTCAGTAGCACGACCTGAATGTTTAGACATTGCCAAGGAAGTTCTAATTGACTGCTGTACCCCCACATGGGAAGATCGACTGGAAGCAGACGATCTCTTAGGTATAGCCGCCTCGTCTGGAGACGCAATTGCTGTGACTGTAGACAAGGATCTGTGTGGTGTACCGGGCTGGCATTGGAATCCAGACAAACAAAAGATTCCTAATCTTATTACCGAGGAAGAAGCCCATGAGTTTTTCTGCATCCAATGGATGACAGGGGATCGAATCGATGGACTCCCCGGACTGTGGAGAGTGGGGCCTAAGAAGGCTAAGAAGTTCTTAGACTCTCTTGAACCAGAAGAGTGGGAACCCGCAATCATTGAGCGGTATCGTGAAGAGACTCGCCCCGAAAGTAAGGAAGTGGACATGGTAGCAGAAGACTTTGCTCTTGCTATGGCACGTTGCATCCGCATCCTACATGAGGGTGAGTATGATTTAGAAACTAAAACCTTTAACCTATATGACTTTTCCCAGTATTTATAATTGGGTTAACTAGAAGATCAAGGAGATATTATGGATAACTTTCAGCAATTTATCGTGACCAGTCGCTATTGCCGCTGGCTTGATGATGAGGGCCGACGCGAAACGTGGGATGAATGTATTGATAGGTACTTTGATTACCTCTCTACCCGCTTTCCAGAATTAAACAAAGAAGATGAGGAGATGGTAACGCTTAATGCTGCCGTCAAGGAACTCAAGGTTTTCCCCAGTATGAGAGCTTTGATGACCGCAGGTCCTGCTGCTGATGTAGATGATGTTTGTACTTACAACTGTTCGTACCTCCCTATTGATAGGATCTCAGCCTTTAGTGATGTCTTGTACATCCTGTGCTGTGGTACTGGGGTGGGGTTCTCTTGTGAACAAAAGGAAGTGGAGAAGCTTCCTGTGATTCCCGAGAAGATTACACGAGTGGAAGACAAGTACATTGTGGTCGATGATTCTAGAGTAGGGTGGGCTAATGCCTACCGTCAGCTCTTGGAATCGCTGTATGATGGTGTCCACCCGACATGGGATACTTCGCGCATCCGGCCCGCTGGCGCAAGACTTAAGACTTTCGGAGGCCGCTCGTCGGGACCGGCTCCATTAGAAAGGCTCTTCCGTTTCATAGTGAATACATTTACGAAAGCTAGTGGTAGAAGACTGACATCCCTTGAAGTACATGATATCGTCTGCCTGACAGGCGAGGTTGTCATTGCTGGTGCTGTCCGTAGGTCAGCCCTCATTAGCCTTTCGGATCTGTATGACCGGGAGATGGCTATGGCTAAGTCAGGTCCTTGGTGGGAAACCTCAGGACATCGGAGCCTTGCGAACAACTCCGCTGTTTATGACTCACGCCCTACTCTTAGCACTTTCATGCAAGAGTGGTCCAGTCTGTATGATTCTCATTCAGGCGAACGAGGTATCTGTAACCGAGAAGCTATGGCTACCCTTGCTGCCAAAGCGGGCCGGAAAACCGAAGGTATTAACTTCGGTACGAATCCCTGTAGTGAGATTATCTTAAGGCCTCAGCAGTTCTGTAACCTTACAGAAGTTGTGCTTAAGCCTGAGGATACCTATGCTGACATTGCTGCTAAGGTACGAATGGCTACCATCCTTGGTACTATTCAATCGAAGTTTACTAACTTCACCTACCTCGGTAGTAACTGGAAGGATAACTGTGAGGAGGAACGTCTCCTTGGAGTATCGTTCACTGGTATCTATGATAACAAGCTTATGTCAGGACAAGATGGCTTAGGTCTCCTTAGGTTTACCCTTAAGGATCTTAAGCAGATCGCTAAGGAAACTAACCTTGAGTGGTCTAAGAAGTTAGGCATCAATCCAAGTAAGTCTATTACTTGTTGTAAGCCTAGTGGTACTACCTCGTGTGTTGCTAACACATCCTCAGGTATTCACCCTCGCTTCTCTGAGTTCTACATTAGGCGTGTCCGTGTGGATACTAAGGATCCTATGTGTGAGTTTATGATTAACCAAGGTATTCCTCATGAGCCTTGTGTTATGAGACCTCAGAATACTATGGTATTTTCTTTCCCAATGAAGGCCCCTAAGGGGACCATCACTCAGGATGATCACAATGCAATGGATCACCTTGAGCTGTGGAAGGAATACCAACTTCACTGGTGTGAACACAAGCCGTCCGTGACTGTCACCTATACAGATGACAACTTTATGGAGATGGGTCAGTGGGTCTGGGATAACTGGGATATTATTTCAGGTATCTCTTTCCTGCCTAAGCAAGATCATTGTTATGATCAAGCACCCTTTGAGAAGATGGATGCTATGGGTTACAACCAACTACGAATGAAGATGCCTGAGTTTATTGATTGGGCTGAGCTTCAGGAATATGAAAAGACAGATCATACAGTAGCTTCTGCCACGCTTGCGTGCAGTGGGGGATCGTGTGAGCTGATAGATTTAACGGAGGAATCCAATGAATAGAATGGAAATGATGAGAGTTAAAGCTCAGCTCGGTGCTGAATTTACAAAGGCAGAGCAGGTGGAAATGTTTGGTGAGCTCAATGATCGAATAGAAAGACTGGAGAATCTCTATGCAGAATTGGCCCAGAGTAGACGAGGAGCTAGTAAAAAGACTGGAAAGTCTGTATCCTCTGATGGAGTATCAGGGGGAAATGACAAGTGAACAGTTTACCAGAGAAGCTGCTAAGAGAGATGGACAACGTGAGGTTGTTAGTAAACTAAGATTAATTTATGAAAGCCAGATTAAGGGGTAAGACCATGGCCGATATGATGATGCCTGAAGGAATGCCAATGGATCCTATGATGGGCGGAGGAGCACCTCCTCCCGGAGGAATGCCAATGGATCCTATGATGGGTGGTGGAATGCCACCTATGGATATGATGCCACCACCAGAAGGGGAAGCTCCCATGGAACCTATGGGAGAAGAACTTGCTGAGGAAGGCAGAAACGGCGATCAGATTGTCGGCCACCTTACCCCCGGCGAAATAGTAATCCCTGTGGATATCCAAGACGAAGAACTTATGTCTCTCTTAGATGAATTCTTTGCAGAGAATGGGTTGTCAATGGGACAATACACAGTAGGAAATGAAGAGAACTCAGTCAACCCTGAAACAGGGATGCCTGAGTTCTTTTTAGGGGGTCTCTTAGGGGGTGGTGGTGGTGACTCTCGTAGAGCGTATGCTCGTCAGGGCAGTTACTATGGTTATTCGGGAGCTGAAAAGCCTATGGCTGGTATGGCTAGAGGTGGGGCTTTTAAGACTACTCAAGAAGACTATGATGCGTTTGATGTTTACATGACTAATTATAAACAGAACAGATCTATTGAAGATCGTAAGGTTGCTGAGCTTAAGAGTGGGTTTGGGTCAATGACAAATGTTATGAAGATGGCCCTTAACAACTCTGGCTACGAGCACTACTCGTTTAACAACGACCCTGATTATAAATCATTCAAGGAATCATATAACAAGTATGGTTATCTTATGAGAAACAACGAATACTCTTCTGGCTATGATTCTTTAACTCCTTATCAAAGACAAGGGGCGTACAAACATGGGGAAAAATACCAAGAATCTTGGGACTCTATGGATAAGAATCAGAAGAGAGAGATCTTTGAAGACTATATGAATACTCTTAAGAGAGATCGAGATGCTCCCTATACCGGCTCTTATGCTGGAGCTGGAGGATCTTACGGTAGTCGTCAAGGTACTGCTTATGTTAGTCTTAGGGATGAGCAGAGAGAAGCAGACTTTGCTAGTTTTGAAGCTGCTCAACAAGCTGAGCAAGATCAATATCTTGAACAGCTTCAGATGCAGTTAGAAGCAGAAAGAGAAAGAGCTGCTGCTGCACGTAAAGAAGCATTATCTAGAGAAGCTAGAATGGCAAGGTTGCAGTCTGATAGTAAGGGGTCCACCCCAACTACTGCTGCCTCCGAAGGAGCCGCAGGATCTGTTGCTGATCCTCGTAGTATGATTTCCCGTAGTTACAGTAGACGAGCGTCTTATGGCGGGGGCGGAACAGTATCTGGATTCAGGGCTAGTGGTAGTTCTGATCGACCTTTATAGGGGGAATTAATTATGGCTGGCGGATCAGATGGGTATACCCCACCAAAGGATAACACAGCAGAGATGATGCTTTTGTTTCAACAACAGACAGAGGATCAAGAGCGTAGGTTCCGAGCAATGGAATCAGCTCGAATGGATAGTATGATGCAGATGGAACAACTTCGATTAGCTCATGAAGAGAAGATGCGTGAAGCTACCAAGAGATCTGAAATGGAAGCAGAGCGTTTGCTTCGAGAGGATACGGAAGATGTAGCCCAAGAAGCAGAAGCTATTTATCAAGAGCAAGATGTGGATACCGAAGAAGGTATTACAATTGACTGGATGACAGCACTCCAGCAAGGCCTTCAGGGTGAACAGTACCCTGAATAAGGAGGATTAATATATGTCAATGGCTGAAACTACCATAAGAGAAAGATTTAAAACTCTAGATAGCCTTAGACATTCTAAGATGGAAAGAGCTAGGTATTGTGCTACACTCACAGTCCCATCCCTCCTCCCTCCTGAAGGCTGGACTGAAGAGATGTCCTTGAATACTCCGTATTCTTCCGTAGCATCAAGAGGTGTTACTTCTATGGCAAGTAGAATTCTTTCTGCTCTGCTGCCTCTTAATGATACTCCGTTCTTTAGATTTGAATTAAGGAATGGAATGAATCCAGATCAAGAAACCACAGAGTTTTTAGAATCTGTTTCGTATCAGGTCTATAACAAATTATCTTCTAAGAATTTAAGGGAGACCTTGTTCTTAGCATTACAACATTTAATAGTATGTGGAGATTGTCTTCTTATTCAAGAGGATAATCTTAATTTTCGGATCTTACGGCTAGACCAATACGTAGTCAGAAGGAATGTTGAAGGCGATGTTCAAGAAATTATCCATCTCGAATACACTACCAAACCTAATGATGAAGATGCTAATGCTTATTATTACACCTCGATTGATGATATGTCTCGTAAGGGATACGATACAATCTTTTGTCGTATGACAAAGGAAGATGAAGGGTGGTCTGTTGTTAAGGAAGATGAGGACGGTAACGTAGTAGACAGCGGTGAGTACTTGGTTAGTCCCTACATTCCTCTGCGTTGGTCAGGGGTAGCAGGGGAGAACTACGGTCGCTCCCACTGTGAAGATATTATCGGTGACATTCAAGCTCTTGAGTCTTATACTGAGGCTGGCATGGAGGGTATGGCTGCTGGTTCTGCGTTTTGGATTGGCATTGATCCGGCAGGTTTAACAGAGATTGATGACGTAGCTCTTGCTCAGAACGGGAGCTTTGTCCCCGCTCGGGCTGGAGATGTCTTTACTATTACCCCATCAGGTCAGATGAACAACCAGATCCAGTCAGCTCAGGCAGCTATTGAAATGATGCGACGAGAGATTGGTGTTGCTTTCCTTATGGACTCTGCTACCATGCCTACGGGTGATCGCGTTACAGCCACGGCTATTAGAACTATTGGTCGAGAGTTGGAGCAGGTTCTTGGTGGGGCTTTCTCCGCTATTGCTCGGCAGCTTATGAAGCCTATGGTACAACGTACTGTTCTCCTTATGTTAGATAACGAGGAGATTGATCCTAAGTTAGAGAATGCCTTCGAAGAAGAGGGCGGACTCTTATCTATTGAGATTGTTACAGGATTGTTGGCCCTTAGTAGAGACAGTGATTTGACTAAGCTTATGCAGATGGGGGAGATGGTGCGAAACCTTCCTCCTGAAGCAATGGCTTTGTTTAAGTGGGACTCTTATGGAAGAGCTTTAATTACTTCCTTAGGATTTGATGCTAGTAACTGGATTAAGAGCGAAGAAGAGGCTAAACAAGAGCAGTTAGAAATGGCTCAGATCCAAGGTGAGATGGCTAATCAACAGCAGTTGCAACAGCAGGCTGGATCTCAGGCTGTTAATACAATGGGGCAAGCTGCGCAGATGGACTTAGAACAGACAGGTGGTCAGAATATTCTACCTGCTCTTGAACAAGCAGGAGGGCAGGTATGACAATTGATTATAACACTATTACTCCCATAATTTCACCTACTGATTGCATGCTAACGTGTGATATTCTAGGAAGTGGGAGTAACTGCGCCTTACGTATTAATCAACAGAGGATGTTAGCTAGGGGATCTAAAGAATATATCTTAGCTTTACGAAAGAAAATATTTACTAGTCGAAGTCTTTCAATTCCTGCTGATCACGAACTTAGTTGGAATAAAGATCAGGCTCCTGTATGGACTTTAGATGATTTAGTTGACAAGCAAACTGATTTATATTTATGGGCTAAGTTTGATGAGTTAGACCAGACATTATCTGGTGGGGATTCTATTACAACTGTAACCGACTCTGGTCCGTTAGCAAGCGTGTTGACGGCTAACAATGGTATTACATTTGATGCTGGAGCTATTAATTCTCTAGGCGTAGCCAACATGTCTGCGGATAACGACTCCTTTTCTATACCCGACCACGCTAATTTAGATATTAATACTGGAAAACTTGAGATGTACTGCGTGTTCAAGACCTCCTCAGACTATGATTCTACTTTAGATACGGGTATTTCTGGTGATGAGAGATACTTTGCTCACAAGAAAGATGCTTCAAGTGCTCTTCCTCGATGGGCTTGGTTTATTAATGTATCTACAAGCAGAGGAACTACCACTAGGAAACCTTCGTTTGAGAGGATGGGAGGAAGTCCTGCTTCTGGAAAACTTGGTGACGCTACAACTATTAATGATTCTACAGTATTTCTAATGAGTTTAATTCAAGAAGACAATACCGTAGATCACTTTCTTAATGGCGCAGCGAACGGAACTCCTGCTGGGGATTACATTGCTGATCCTGATTCTGATGGTGTATTATACATTGGCAACAATGCCGCACAGGATTCTAGTATTCACGGACAACTAGCTGAGGTTATTATTATAGATCACTCAGTAGGTAGTGTACCTCCTCAGGATTCTATTCGCCAAAAAATTGAAGGTTACTTGTCCCATAAATGGGGCATAGAAGGAAACCTTCCAGCCGACCACCCTTACAAAACAGTTCCGCCACGGCGCGACTCTGTGTATTCATCTTAAGGAGTTACACAATGAATGACAATGGCTGGGACGAATACAAACGATTAGTTTTAAAAGAGCTTGAACGGTGTAGCCACCGTCTCGACGATATCGATGAGAGATTGTCCAATATCGAAGTGACGTTTGCTAAGCTTCAGACGAGGCTGTATACCGGGGCGGTTCTAATTACATTTGTTATTACTACGGTAATAAATTTTATGGATGACATTATGTCACTTAGGTAATAAGACTCCGAAGGGGAACAATCTTATGGAAAATAATCAAGTTGAAAGTCAGACTCCGTATGCAAACCCAGAAGCCAATCCGGCCATGGACAATTTGCAGGCTGCGGAACAATCTGTAACTGCAACAGCTGAAGAAGTTAATGCAGCAAAAGAACGTGTAGCTTTTGAACGGTATGTTCAGGATCAAGGACAAACAATTCCTGAGAATTTTCAGGATGCGGGTGCTTGGTTTGACAGCCTTAAGCATGCACAGGGGCAATACACTCAAGCTCGGCAAGAGATCGCAGATCTTAAGACACAGTACTCAGAACAGGGTACTGTAAATCCGGGTTATCAAGAGGGCAACCCTGAAGCGCCTGTGGAAACTCCTCAAGCAAATGTAGAACCGACAGGTACGGAAGAGCTTAGGCTTTCTTTGGATGAACCCAAGGAAGAAGCTCCTTCCGAAGCACCGACGTTTAGTGATTCAGATTGGGACAAGTGGGGCTACGAAATGAATACCACTGGTCAACTTTCTGAAGAGACTGTAGCTGAGATTAAGGGAAAGACTAATTTCTCTGATCGAATGATTGCAGACTATGTTACTGGACAGAAGGCTAAGATGAGAGAAGCCTATGGTAAGGCTTCAGATATTGTGGGAAATCAAGACAAGCTTGGTAATATTATGAAATGGGCTGAAAGCTCTATGTCTCCTGAAGAGAGACTTAATATCAATGCTGGTCTTGCTTCTCCGGGATATGAGGTTGTACTGCGTGGCTTGTCTGCACAGTATGACCATGCAATGGCTCAGAAGCCTACGGCTAACGAGCCTGCGCCTATGCCCAATAGGCAGCCAGTGGCAGAGACTCAGGTCTCTACGCCTGCCTATGGTACTCAGAGAGAATTCAACACGGATCGAAATAATCCTAGATTTAGGACTGATCCAAAGTTTAGGGAAGCAGTTGAAGCCCGCATGATGCGGACTGACTGGAACAATCTTCCCCAGTAAGACGCAGGGGGCTGTCTTACGACATATCTAGTTTATGATGGAGCTTAGGAGAGATCCTAAGCAGAAGGATAATATAGAATGACTACCCATACAAAGGACTCGAAAGAATAATCCTAAGTGTGTTGCCCTTTCTTTTATTTAACTTAAAATATCTAATTGAAAGGATATTACTATGACATATGGTGGACCAACAGGAGACAGCTTTGCAGCTACAGGTGCAGGGTTATCCCATAGGACTACAACGGCGGCTACTGATGCTACGCCGTCGACGATGGCAACAGGCGGTAAGCTTTGGCTTCCGATTTGGTCGGGCGAAGTGCTCCATGCCTACGATACGTATAATGTTTTTGAAGGTCTTGTAGACCACAAGACAATTTCTAGTGGTCGGGAAATGCTGTTCCCCAGAACCGGTACTGTTGGCCTGAAGGCTCAGTGGGGTGCTGGTGAAGAGCTTCTTGGTGGTGAGAACGCAGTTTCAAACCAGTTCAAGATTTCCTTGGACAACCGTCCAATGGCTGCTCACTTTGAATTAGACAATGTTGACCTTATGGTTACTCAGTGGGAGTACCGTGCAGAGCTGGCCCGTCAGGCTGGTCTCCGTCTTGCTTCTACTCGTGATAAGCAGATTGCGTCATACATTGCTCGTGCTGCTCTGGAAGCTAAGCTTCCGGGCATTGTTCTCGGCCCTGAAGGTTACGGTGATAACGTCACTAATGCCGGTATGGAAGGTGCTGTGGACAAGCATGATGGACAGGTCTACTGTTCGGCTGTTCTTCAGGCTCTCGGTGCTGACACCGGTGCTACGTGGACGGCTAAGAACGGTAACGCAGGTGCTGGTGATGGTTCTTCGGGTAATGCAATTACTACCGCTGAACGTACTACGGCAGCTCTTAAGGTTCTTGAGTTTATTGAGACTTGGATGGTTCACCTCCAGACGATCAACGCTCCCATGGAGCAGGTCTACTGCGCAGTGTCCCCCAAGGCTTTCCAAGAGATTCGTTCTCTTGGTGTGGCTCGTTCCTCCAGTGACGTAATTAACGCACAGCCAATGTTCGGCGGTGTGGCTGAAGCTGGTGGTCTGGGTGCTCCGTTTACGCAGGGAATGTTTGCTCTTCAGGATACTCTCACTTACATGGGTGTTATCATTATGAAGAGTAACCATTGTCCCATCAAGAACTATGGTGATGTTGAGATTGGTGAAGGCGCTGTGTCCGAAACCGGAGATGGTCAGGCTTCTCGCTACAATCTCCAGTGGGCTGATGCTGGTGTTAAGGCTATTTGCTGGCAGAGAGCTGCTGTTGCATCTCTTAGCCTTCAGGGCCTTAAGGTTGACACGGTGGATGATATCCGTCGTAACTCGACCTTCACCTGTGCTTCGATGATGGGCGGCACGGGCGTTCTTCGTCCCGAGTTGTCTGCGTTGTTTGTTGATGGTACTTCTTCGGATGATAACGATGGTACGACTTCTATCGGTTACGTCCGTAAGAAGGCTGCTAACGGCGGCACGTTCGACGCTGAGTACACTGAAGCCTAATCTAGGTTTCATATTTGATTATACTACTGTAAAGGTGGTGATAATTATCTACACCCCGGTCCCTTAATTGGGGCCGGGCGTGTTTTCTTTAACACAGGAGGTTACCTATGGGTGCTATTACTAGAATTGATGCAGTCAACCAGATGCTTTTATCAGCTGGTGAATCATTGGTAGCCGATCTTGATGAGGCCTCCGGTGTTGATACAGGTATTGCAGAGTTTATGTTAGATCGGGCTACTGAAGACTTTCAGATGCGAGGTCTTACTGGAAACAAGTATGAAAAGAAGGTTAAGCCTGATTCTGATCTTAAGATTATGCTTCCTTCAGACCTTTTGTCGGCTGAGTTAGTTTCACATCATAGTAATGACGATGGATTTAGCATTATATCTTCCCTTAGGGGGGAACCAGATGCTTATCTTTGGAATGTTACTGATCAAAAGGATACTTGGGAGGCAGGGATAGAGCATACTATTGAAATTATTCACAAGGTACGTTGGGAAGACATGGATACCCCTGTTCAAAGGGCTGTTGTGTCTACTGCTATGCGACGATACCAGNTNATGATGCAGGGTGACGGAGATATGGACGCTTATCTTAATAATGAAGAGCTTGCGCACAATGCTCGGGGTAGAGCTGCGGATATTAACGATAGAAGCCGTAGTATATTTGCTTCGGGTGACAGAGGATTAGCGCAAATCTTTAAACGACCTTACTCCGGTAATGATCCTACTAGATTCAGGTACTGGCAGGGTAAAATGGGAGGCTAATATGGCTAAACAGAGAAAAAGAGGCTTAACTCGACCTATAACCCTTCCGATTAGAACTCTTAGTGGGGGTGTGGGTAGGCAAGCTCCAAGTAAAAGGCTTCCAACTGAAGCTGAGAACTTAGATAATTGTTTTGTGACCTTAGAAAAATCCGTAGAGAAACGAAATGGGTTTGAGATTGTTTCTAGATCAGATTCTAGCTATGATGGGCTAGATTTACTGGGTACAGAGGACCAAGACTTTTTTACCTTTTGGCTACAAGTCAGTGATAGGCTAAGATACCTAGTTTTGTTAGACTTTAAGGCAACAGATTATACAAGTACTCTTATTTATGTCTATAAGCTCACAGCTAGTGGGTTATCTAGTATTGCTGTAACATATGTTCCTTCTGAAAGTGAACGATCCTACTTAACTTTTGGTAGTGAGGCGTTTACTGCAAGAGAATCCTTAAGGGTAGTCAATGTTGGTGCTAATGTTATTGTTTTAAATAAGAATGTTAAGGCTGGGTTCTCTTCAGGTGAAGAAGGATTTAAGTTTGATCTTAATGGGAACATAACTGACGTTGAAGACGTTAAAGGGGGTAAGGATGTTTACCTCACATCAGTTAAAGTAGACCCAGAAGGAATTGCAATACCTTGGAATTCTTATGGTTCTTTTATTAAGGGTGATGAGGTTATATACACTGATGATAAGGTGTATCGTTTAGAGCTAGATTACATAAGTGGTGATAGTGTACCCCATAGTTTTTCTTCAGCAACCCATACTTTTTTAAGAAACGCTGAGCGTATCGATGTAAGGGATTATACCTATCCTGTTACAAACAAAGCTTATTTAGGACAGTCCTTAAACAATATTTCTGAAACAAAGTTTCCTCCTTCAGAAGAGGATCTCCAAGCTTCTAACGGTGCGGAGAATAAACTCTTAAATAACTACCCCACAATAGGGGATGGACAGGGTAGAGGTAAGGTTTACTATTATGGCAACAGCTTTGGTGCGGTCAGTCCGGGTTACTACAGGGTTAAGAGCACAGATGAGAGACCTTATCTCCATAAGATCTTAACCCCCGAGAGTGCATCTCGATTAGATGAGGATAGAATGCCGCATAAGATTTTTATAGGTGAGGATGGTGCTTGGAAAATAACTCCCATTGATTGGGATTCCCGTTTAGGAGGAACTAATGACTCCAATCCCGGTATTAGTGTATTTAAAGACACCGAAGGTAATGTAAGACAAGCTAATATTTCTTCAATGGCTTTCTACAGAGACCGTTTATTTATGTCTTCTTTAGATACTATCTTTAGTAGTACCATGGGGGACTTTACAGACTTCTGGATTGAGGATCCTAGTAATATTGTTGCTACAGATCCTATTGATGTTCAAGCTAGTGCTAATAAGTTCACTCCTATTATCTCAATGGTTCCGTTTTCTGACTTCCTGTTCATTAATACAGACAGTGATGTTCAATATGAGCTGTTAGGCTCAGAGAACCAGATCACTCCCTTCACAGCAGAGCTTGCTCCAACGTCCTTTTACTCCACAGCTTTAATGATTGAGCCCCAGCTAATGGGTTCTCAGATTTATTTCTATGCTAGGAATAGGATGTACCTGTATTTCTCAAATAGAGTTAACAATCTTAACAAGGCAGTAGAGGTTTCCTCCCACTGCCCTCAGTATCTCCCTACAAACTTCCGCAGTCCTGCTGTGGCTCCCTCAAGGGACAGTATCTTCGTGGTAGATGACGATAGTCCTAACCTTGTATATGGTTATACTAACAGATTCTCAGGAGATCAGGTGGTTCAGAATGCTTTCTATAGATTTGTTCTTGATGAGGGTACAGTAGTCTACGATATTCAGGAGTTTGATGACAATCTATACCTCTTGCTGACGTATCCCACTACTACTAACACCAATCGGTTCCATTTGGTAAAGATGAAGATGGCTACCGAGGACCCTGAGATTCCTAGAATTGATTCTAGAATTAAATTTGTAGTAGAAAGTGATGGTGATAGTCCGAATACAGTGTATAATGAGGATACAAACCAGACTACGTTTACTCTTCCTATTTCCAGCCCTAATCTTAACGAGTGTATACTCCATAGTGGGTGGGGAAACGACAACTTTAGCCGTCTTGTAGCTACGTTATCCGAAGAAGACTCTACAGACCAGAGATCTGTGTATGTTTTAGAGGGTAACTACAGTACTCAAGGCAATATAATTTATTTTGGATCATCGTTTACTATGACAGTAGAGCTGAGCCCTCAGTTTATGAGGGATGAGAACAACAATGTGGTAGACGGTGTGCTTAATCTAAGGACATTACACCTTAGACACGCTAAAACAGGAGACTATAGGATTGAAGCTTCTCGTAGGGGAAGAGATCCTGTGGTATCCACGTTCAATTTACAGGAAGCGGACAATAGATTAGACCCTCTTCCCTTAGAAATCTATGAAACGGACGGGGAGTTTGTCGCTCAGGTCTTTGGGTTTGCCTCAGAGACTAGTATTAAGATACTTTCAGACTACCCTACTCCAGTTAATATTACTCAGATGGAATTAAAGGGTAAGTTTAAGTCGATTCATTCGACAGCACTAACCTAACACTCTCCTCCTCGTCCTTCCTTAGGGAGGGGCGGGGATTTTTGACCAACGTAAGGAGGAATTACAGTGGCATACGACAATAACTCTGATAGCACAACACTGATTTATCAGGCAGCAGGAGTAGGGGCGACTATTGATTACAGTAGTCTTTCACTTAACCCTTCTATTGCTGATACTGATCAGCTGGTGGTGATAAGAAAGTTTACCCCTAGTAGTGAGTTCAAGAGCACGGCAGCTCCTAATGGATTTGGTGGGGTTTACCCAGATGGACAGGAATGGTGGGATATTTGGACTCTTCAGAGTTCCTCAAGCTCAGGCAGTCCTATGTATACTGTTAACACTTCTACGAAAATGATTACGTTGTCTACTACGGCAACAGATTACTACTGGACTCGAACAAACGCCGATGGGACAACCTCTCAGGTATACCTTCCGGTGTTTGATGCCTCGACGGATGAAGTTATTGTAATGAGGAAGACGTATGCCCTCGATAACTTTGTGAACTGGATGGCCGGTACTCGGATTACATCTAAGAATCTTAACTTAAACGCTGATCAGCTGCTTCACCTCCTTCAAGAGCTGGTTAGTAACTTCCGACGAGAGGATTTGGTCAATCCGTTCGTAGGAGCAGCTAGTGGCATTTGCCCCTTAGATTCTTCAGGGTTTATTCCAGCGGCTAACGTAGGCGCTTCCTCTATGGCTGAGGCTTTAGCCGGTATTACCTTTACTACTGGTGATGGATTGTCTGGTGGTGGTACATTAGCTGAAAACAGAACCCTTGCGGTAGATCTTGATGATACTATAGCTAATGGTTTAAGTATCATAAGTAATAAACTTGGCATGGGATTAGGTACTAGTTTAACAAAGGCAGGAAATCTTGTTGATGTTAATCTTCGTTCAGGTGGCGGGCTTGTTAATGAGGGTGGCGTTAAGGCGGATGCCTTTACAACCCTAGATACTGTAACTACATCTACTTCTAAGCTTGTTACCTCGTCTGTTATTAAGGAATTAAAGGATGATGTAGATTCCTTGGGAACCGGGGTTAGATTTCTTGGAGGCATCACAACCGCGGCTCAAGCCTCTGCTACCTTTACCTTTGGTAATACCGAGTTTGATGACCATGCTGATGAGACAATTACAATTATTGATACAGCAGGCACATCTAAGACGTATAAGATTAAAGCTTCTGGTGCAAACGCTTCAAGCCAAGAATTTAACGACGGAGCAGATGCTACTGAGGCTGCAACTAATTTCTGTGCTTTGGTTAATAGCTCTAATGGACATAACGGAACCATCACCGCAACAAATGTTGCTGGAGCCGTTACATTAGTTCAAGCTACTGGAGGTACGGATGGCAATAAGACTATAGCTCATACTAGTAACTGGGATGCTATTTGTGATGTTAATCCTCCCGCTGCTTTTACTGGAGGAGATAACGGAAGTGATCCAGCTGTTCCCGCAGGAGGCTATCAGGCAGGAGATACCTTTGATGTTATAACTACTGGTACTACTACTTCTACTTGGACTGACTCTAGTTGGGATACTTTAGTTGCTTTGACTCAGGGTCACGATGTTAGGTATAAGGGTTCTGCTTGGGAAAGCATTCCTCCTGTGGCTTCTGTAGATCTTTCGGACTATCTTAGGAGGGATGGAACTACTGCTCTTACTGGGAATCTAAATTTTGGAACGTCTAATTCAATTATTAACTTACAAGATGCTGCCAATGATACAACTACTGAGCTCCAGAATGCGGCGACTAAGAACTTTGTATTAAACAAGGCGTTTGCTCTTACTAAACTTAGTGCATTAAATGATGTAGATGCCTACTCGGGGACTACAGTTCCTGCTGATAAGAGTATCTTAGTCTTTGACTATGCTGGAGACAACAGTACCAAGTGGAAGGACAAGACATTGGCTAGTATCCGGTTCTCAGATTTCCTTGGTATAAGCGAAGCTAGTGTTTCTGATGGGGATATCTTTGTTTATGATGCTAGTGATACTACATGGAAGCCTAGTTCTATCTATGGCAATCCTCAGGTGTGGAGTACAAGGGCTGGTAGTATTACAGGCGGGCTATCTGGAGCCGGAAATGGATCTACAGTAGCCTTTACCTTAAATACCAAGCCAAGTAGTACAAATGTTAACTCGTTTGTTGTTGCTTTGGATGGTGTCCTACAGGTTCCGGGGCAAGACTTTGTGTCTGTTACGGCAGGATCTACAAACGGTACTCTTACGTTTGCCGCAGGAGCTGCACCTCCTTACGGTGCGGAGATTACTGTGTATAACACGGGGAAGATAACCAACCTTCCTCCTTCAGGGTATGTATCTACAGATCCCGGAAGTGTTCCTTTGACAGTCACAGGACATGCTTCTCAAACAGCAAACCTTATGGATTGGAAAACTTCGGGAGGTAGTGTATTAGCTTCGGTAGATGATGAGGGGGTTATTACGGCTACTGATTTTGTTTTAACTGGAGGAACTCGAGATGCTATGCAATTAGTAAAGTTGCAGATGATGTCGGAGGTTGCTGCGGAAAATAAGAATAATGAAGATTATAATTCTCAAAGTCTGAATAGTGGTGATGTAAATAATATTGGGATAGCTGTTAAGTATACCCCTGTATTTTCTGATTCCTATATAGAAATAAGCTATCACTTTGATGCTTCTTATCTTAGGACGGGCAATAACAATACCTTTAGAGTAAATTACGGTATATGGAAAGATGCAGATGAGGGGCTTGGACAAGCAGGAGGGGATCTTACTAACGGCACACGTTTAATTGCTTCTGAATTAAATGATATTCATGATGATCCAACTGCTTCTAGTGACCCTATTCGGCCTTCAAGGAATATAAGTAAAACTTTTATGATAGGCCCCAATGATCATGATGCATCGGAAATGACGTTGACTGGTTTTATTGAGCACGAGAGCGGAAGCTATAACATCCAGATTCTCATGGGCAATGCAATGGGAACTGATGCAGTTTTTATTAATGTTAAAGAATATCGTTAAGGAGAAATCTAATGACAACAAGGTTATCAGGAAGATTAGTAAATGACAACACTGTTAGTCCATTGGATTTTGGTGCTGTTGGTAATGGAACAACTGACGATACCGCAGCGGTACAGCGGGCTATCGATCATATTGAAACAGCTACTGGAGCTAAGGTTCTGGAGTTACAAAACAAGTCTTACTTAATTACGTATCCCTTATCACTAAACACAGGGGATGTACGTATTCAAAACGGTAAGTTTATCTATACTCCTGCTACAGCTCACCGAGGTAAGGTGATGTTAAAGATAACGGTAGCTCAGGCTGATGAGACTTACTTCGATATAGCGTCTGACTCTTCTAAACATATGGCTAATACCCGAGTTATTAAAACAGCAGGAACAACCTTTAGTGGGGCTGTTGGATCTTATCTATTTTTAGAGGATCGGGGATGGGATTATGTATACAAGGGTATAAGTGCTCCTTCTGAAGATCAGTTTCCTAGATCTGATAGGGCCTTTAAGGGAGAGCTTGTTAGGGTTGAGGATGGAGATCCAATAGGAACTAATGATAGAAAACTTTGGTTAGAGAACCATTTAAGTTTTCTATATAACGGGGACTTAACACCTGTAAGATTTAGATCGTTAACTATGCTTGACGATATTCTTTTTGAAAACGTAGACTTTCAAGGTCCGGGGATTGTTCGGAAGCAATTAACCACCAGTGCTATTACTATTGTTTCTGGAGTACGTAAGTTTGACTGGGGATCTACAGATCACGGGCTTACGCAAAACGAATACTTTACGGTAGATACAGGAGATCTTCCTGCGGGGGGTCAGTACTTAGATCAGGGAGTCTTTAAGATTACCTCAGACCCTTCCTCAGCTTCTGTCATTGAGTCTGCTGCATTAAGCGCAAGGACTGCTGAAGATGGAAGTACTTCTGATACTCCTGTGTACAATACAGTAGACGCTGCTGGTGATACCGCTGCTGCTGCTACACCTACTATGTATATCCGTAGTGAGATTGCAATGAGCGCAGAACATGTTGCTAATCTAAAGATGATTAACTGTAGTGTAACTGGGTTTGGAGAAGCAGGTGTAGTTACGATGAAGTGTTGGGAACCTGAGTTTTCTAATTGTCACTTTGAGGGCTCTAGACCTGAAGGAAGTGGTGGGCTTGTTATTGGTAATGGTTGTTATAAACCTTTTATTCATGACTGTAAGTTTACTGGGTACAATGGTCTGAGTTTAGGAACTACTCGATTAAAGGTTCTTGCTGATCACGTAGACCTTAAGACTAATTCAGGTTCTGATTCTGGCAAGCATGGCTTTAGTTATCTTGGAGCAGTTACTGAAGGTGTTGTAAAGAACAATACCTTTAGAGTAAAAGAATCTGGTATAATTATTAGAGAGAACGCTGTTAATACAGACGTTGTAGATAATAACTTTGATTTGTTAGCTACCTTTGAGGGAGAACGATATGGCATTAGTCAATCAAACCGTTTGTTAACTAGAGGAGTAAATTCTAGTGGACTCGGTGTTAGTGTTCTTCGTAACCAAATGAAGGGTATAATGGAATCGGGTATATACCACCGGCAATGTCATAAGGCAGCATACCATAACGTAGCATTAAGTGGAGGATCTAAGGATATTGGCGATACTGAGGTGGGCAACAATTTGTTTACTCTTCAAGCAAAGACTGATCCAGATACATCAGGGGATGGTACAGTATATGGTAATAGAGATATCGGTAATGAAGTGCATAGGTTTTATATTAATATCATAGACAATAAAATTAATGTTGCTAGTAATACAACGTCAATATACGCAGGTAATTTTAGTGCATTAAATTTAATAAGCAGATATGGTGTTTATGTTGAGAATGAAACTGCGGGTAGGGGAGGATCCCCAACCGCGTTTGCCACTAAGGTTAATGTGAGTAACAATCATATATCAGGTCAGTTGGCTAACATTCGAATGAATGTAAAGCATGGTCGCTTTAAGGGTGTCCATATAATTAACAATCTTTTAGATGCTACTCCTTATTTAAATCTTGCCACAGGGGGTTCAGGTAATGCCTATGGGTATAACCCCGGTATAGATGGCTTCTATAATGACAAACATCTTCAAACTGATGGGACTGCTTACACTCAGCCTAGTCATATGGACGGTATTGCT